AGCCAAATATAATAAACTTCGTAATCAAAGGCTGTTTGTTCATCGATATTTTCATGAAGAATATGAACTGCAATATTTTCTTTCCCAACTTTATTTACGATATTGTTGAAGTAATTATTCCTTTCAGGTTTCTTCCACCTGCCCCCAGCACCTTTTCCAACATAGAATGGTTCGTTCGTATCAAGTCTTATCCATTCGTAAGTATAATAAATAGGTCTTGTATCAAGCTCTCGTTTTCTAGTCATCATTTCACACCATCTTATTTTTGATATTTTATCTGCAGTATTTCATTTGTAAAATGGTCGTATAAATTTATTTTCGAGCAAATAAAAGAGTCCTAGATTTTTCTAGAACCCTTCTTATGAGCATTAAACTTATTTTACAATGTATACTGTTTTAGTCACTCCGTTATAAGTCACCGTTACAGACTCGGTTCCTTTCGGAAGAACTTTTGTATATCCAACTCCTGTATTTTGTACCGTTCCACCTGGGACGTAAACCATCGATGCTGTTCCAGCATTATTAGAAAACTTTACTTGATCTGGGTAACCAATCGCAGTTTCGAATGTTATCCTTGGAAAAATTTCATATGATGGATCGCCAATCTTATATTCTAATCGAGTTGGCTCTTCTTCTTCCAATTCAGGCTCTTTCTCATCTATTAATTCATTCATTTCTTCTTCAGTTAACGGTTCGGCTGCTGTTTGATTTTCATCAATAACAACTTGAAGAGCAGCAACTTCTGAATTCGCCTTCTCAAGTTCAATTGTCAGTTCGTCAATTCTCTCAGCCAGAATTTCACTGTTGGAATTAGCCGATGATACTTGATTCTCAAGATTTTCAATTTGTTCATTCGCTGATTGGAGTTCTGCTTCAAGTTGAGAGATTAATTCCGCATCTGCATCTCCTGAAGAAAGCAATTCATCAAGTCGTGATTGAATTGAATCACGCTCAGCTTTTAGATCAATAATCTTTGAAACAAGAATATTTTCATTGCTTTCAAATATGTTAATTTTATTGGCATAATCAGTAATTACTGATTTCGCACTTTCAAGAGTGTCAGTTCCAGAAAAATATGTCATTCCTCCAAGAGTGATAGCAACACCAGTAATTGTTGTGATTCCTAATTTGGCTAAAAAATTCATTTTTAATTTCCTCCGATTTTTGTAAGTTTTTAGTTTTAAAAGAACAATTTAATATTGTGAATATTTTCACATAAAAGATTAAACTAATTTAACGTAACGATTGATTACATCCAATCTTTCTGCGTTATTTTTGGCAGATAATTCTTTACGATTATAATTCTTAAATGTTTCATAGTTCGCCATGGACTCAAGACAGAAGCTAATTTCGAACACCAAATTATCGAAAGTATTTCCAATTAATTCTGATTTTGGCACTTGAATTTTTTCGTAGTTCATAGTACACTTCCTTTATACGGTTAGTTTGTGTCAGTTGTTTCAGCAACTGATTATACGGTTTTCAGAGAACGGTTATCGGTGCTACGATAATCGTTTTTCTTTTTGTTCAAAAGATCATTTCTCACCTCGATTCTCAGATTGACCTGTATTGCATTTTAGTGACCAATAATATAAACAATATTAATCTATTATTTCGGAGCCACTACACTCTATCGTAGGACCTTAGAAAAACTCATAGATTAAAGAGTTAATAATTTATTTATCACTATAATTAATTATATCAAAAATATGTATGTTCGTACATATTTTTATGCAAATATTTTGAATATTTATGCATTTATTTTCAAGCTATAAGAAGAGACCGAAGTCTCTCTTAGCTAATCTTGATTCACTGCATAAAGTAAGATGTGATCAGTTCCAACATAGCCCTTGTTTTTCTGAGCTCTAGTTTGTTTTCCATCTTTTGTACGATACATTCTGCGAGATTCATTAATACTTACTGACGCCCATCCTGAATTACATACAGTTAGAAGTAACGCAATATCTTATTGCTTCAGCTCTGCTCTCAAAAGTCTCAACTATTTCATCTTCTGAATTTAAAAGATGAATTTTTCTTTTCTCACCACGAGTCTTTTTAGGTTTTTCTTCAGCTTCTTCAACATTGTTAACTTCTTCACATGATTGCTCAGGCTGAATTTCAGCTGTTTGTTTAGCTTGGATTTCATTGATTAGTTGTTGCTTGTTCATTTTGTGACGTCCTGTGATTTCCATATCTTTAGCAATTTCCATCAACTGTTCTTTCTTCATTTCTTGTAAATTTGTCATTATATTCATTCCTCTGATTGTATTCAGTAGTTTTATAATTTATTTATCTCTCTATTATAATTATATCAAGCGAACATACATTCGTACATACTCATATGCTAATTTCTTCCAATTATTTACAGAAAAATAAGCTCTGATTTAATTCAGAGCTTTTGTTTAATCTCGCCAAGCTTTTGTATGAGATCATCAATGTTGGAATCATAATCTACATAAACACTACTAATAGCTTTTTCTAACTCTTCAAAGTCCTTAGATAATCCATAATGATCAATTTCCTCATTATAATAATTCATATAGTCATACAATGAACTAAGTAAATTCAAATCAGCTTCTTTTTCATCTGCCCATACATTTTTATATTCAGAGTTTGGTTGAAGACTATCGTGAATGTTGTGAACAGTTTGTTTTAAATTGCTATGCTCAGGTTTATCAATAACATAATCTACCTCATCAGTCGGAGTTGTTTCATCTTTATGTTCAATATCTTTTTGAGCTTCCTTGTTATGTTCAATTTCTTCATGAGCTTCCTTATTCGGGTCCTTTAAATCTTTTTGCCAAAAAATCACAAAAATTAGCAACCCGGTAACTGCAACTGCAGTAGTCCAAATTAATACCTTTTTCATTTGATGAAACCTCCTTAATAATATGATTTTAACAAAGGGAAATTTTCTGTCAATAGCAAATATAGAAAAACGGGCAAAAAAATAAGTAAGCACCAACCAAGACAAAAAATCTTGATTAGTGCTTTTATTCGTTCATTTCTAACTGGTCTAGTTCGTCCATAATTTCTTGTGCCAGTACCTGCGCTTGCTCGAACGTCTCTGCATAGACTTCGATAATTTTCAACTTGTGGATAAAATTATATTTTTTCATTACAAATCTGCTTTCCTTCCTATTTCATATGCTGCCTTTGCTGCTTCATGTAACTTCTGATTATTCCTTTTCTTAGCTTGCTTCATGATGATATAGGCATAGTCTTTTAATGTTATATCAAGATTTACATCAGTAGTAAACATGATGAATACGACAGGAGACAAGAAAACAGTCGGCTCTTTCAACATCAGATTCATAGCTTGTTCCGGACTCATTTTCTTAGAGTTGGTTAGATAGTCTTGAGACTTGTCAAATGGGTAGTTCTCAGTTATATCGTCTAGTATTCTGATTAAGTCTTCTATCATTTATTTACCCCCTATTGCTCTAGCTATAAGGTTCTGTATGTCATCATCATTTTCAATTGCATCAAAATCAGCTTCGAACATATTTACATCGTTAAGAACCGAGTTAGTCAATAACTGTCTTGATGCTGGGTCTAGCTGTAAGTTCTTAAGCTGTTGATTTAGCGTGTTCAATGTCGTATTTCTCATTGGCACTAATGGACTCGCAATCACTTTCTTCGTACCTGTGTTGTCCTTACCAATAGTTGTAGTCCCATGTTCTTGCAGTTCACTTTCAATCTCACTTAGAAGATCAATAGTATTTGCAATAGAGACTAGAGCAAATATATCAATTTCTTTCAAATGAATGTTAAGGGAAAGTTTTTCAAGGTTAGAAACGAGAAGATAATAGACAAGTTCATTTCGAAGGTGAAAATGTTTTGGGGCGGACAAATCAACTGACTTAAATTGTTCTTTCATTTTTTCTTTCTGCTGTTCGTTCTGTTTTTGTCTAAATGGGTTACTATCTTGCTTCATAAATGCTGGCTTAATGTTCATGTAATCATCCTTTCTACTATTTCACAGGAGTATCCAAAATGTACTGTTGATATAAAGTGATCTCCCCCAGTTATTTTGGTATTCTCAACGTTTTTTTCAAAACAAGAGGCGGACACCTTTATCAACTATTTTACTAACAATAACTTCTTAAGAATCCATAGCTTACTTCTTCTACATCAAGTGATCTTAATGTTAAGTTAACCCTTTCCAACAACTTACTTCTCATTAAATACTTACCTTGTTTTTCCATCTTGTTTAAATAATGATTAGTTAGGACTGATGCAACAGCCAATTTAAACAGATCTTCATTCATATATTCTCTGACTATTATCAAATGATTTAACTTCTCATTCATACGAATACACTTCCTTTCTAATTAATAAATAATAAAGATTAATATAGAAGAACTAAGGCATAAACCTTAGCCCTTATTATTAAGCTGTTACTACTCTTTAGTTAAGGCTCCATTGCCAGTTAATGAGACTGAATAACTTAAGATATCATCAAATGGTGCTTCGAGCGGGAGGTCGACTATTGTGGCGTTGCCTTTAAATTTCGTCCCACTTGGCATTTGAATATAAACGTTTACGTTCTCACCATCAAGGAATGCTGTTTCTAAAATCCCATATGCTTCATCATCGGTAACAAATGCTCCATCAGCATCTATCGACCAATTTTTCATGCCAGGAATTGACTCTGTCCAATTTCCTTCTGAATCCTTTGAAGTTGCATCTATGGTTTCCGCGCTCCGATTAAGGGTAGCATTTTTTTGCCCCGCGAGAACTTTTCCTGACGTTGCATCTTCAATAAATAATCTGACTTTCATGCCGCTTATTTTTCCTGCCAATTTATATCATCCTTTTTCTATTATTTGAATTAATAAAGTGACCAGATAAAATTTCTGATCACTTAATTTGCATGTGAATATTTTCACATAGCGTGGTATATTAAAGAATGTTTACAAAACCTTTAGCTAAAGCATTATAATTTGTTACTGCTCCATCGCCATAAAAATCCCCAACCATTGCTGCTGAACCACGAAGCACTTGAGTAGTATCACCAGAAATATCCTTGATTGTAAAACCTTTCTTAACACCAATTGTATAGCCATCTGCAATACTTCCAAATACTACTGGAACTTGATCTAAGTTGTCACCTGCATCTAATGCTTCGGTAACCTCAACTGGACAGCCGAAAAGCGTAGGAACAATTTTTCCATCAATAACGACGTGTTCAATTATATATCGGCCATTCTCATCTCTAGCAACTGCAACTTCTTCATAGTATGGTCGGCTCATATACCAAGTACTGTTTGGAATGAAATCTGAATGTACCTTTGAATATACTGATCTTAGCTGATTAGCAGAACCATTTCTAGTAATATCAGCTGAAGATACATTTGGGTCTGTGGCAATTCCTTTGAACTCAACTTCTTGTTTACCAGAAAGAATTGAAGTTTCTATTGCTTTAGCAACTCCACGTGTCAGTATATTTCTAGCATGTTGTGACAAATCTGCGCCAGAATCGTGCATTAACATCTTAGACATAGATATTGATGCTGAAACTTTCTTTTGTTTAAGAATAGCCACTTCGTCAAGATTTAAAGAAGTAGCAGGACTTAGATAATCCCCTTCAGGAACGAATCCAGCATTAGGCAAGATTGTTTCATAAGGAACTTTTAAAGTATCTCCTTCAAATGGAATCTTTCGTGCCTTTGCAAAAGCATTAGATACATTTTCTAGTTTTTCGATGATTGGACCACCGATGGTTTGACCTTGGATGCTTTCATTATAAGCCTTTGTTTGTAGTTCACGTTCTTCATTTTGTTTTGTCATTCTGTATTCCTCCGCCTGTTTTTTTATATCTTCGAGCTCTAACTGAAGCCCCTTTAATTTTTGTTTTTCTCGTTCTAATACAAATGAAAATCCTATGCTTTCAGGTGAAAGTTTAGACATGTTTTCAAGACTTCTAATTGAACCTTCTGTCTTTTGAATATCAAGTTTTATACTCGCTTCACGAACATTTAAAGGAAGTTCACGTTCTTTAGCTTGTTCTTTAAAGTCTTCTTCAACCTTGATTTCAGGTTCATCAATCAGCTCAATAGAACGAGCTGCGATTGTTGATTGTGAATAAGCAGGATCTTTTACAACTGAAACTTCGAATAGTTCAAGCTCTTCGATTGTCCGTTCATATAAATTGGATTCAATCTTTTTCCAAGTATCTTTAATAGTTCGGAATCCAAAACTCATATTTCTGAAGATTCCAGAGTTGATTAATTCATAGGCATCCTTACCCCAAGTTGTAGGTGTAATCGTTGCTTCCATAAAAAGACCTTGCTCGTCTTCAGTGAGCTGAAGTGAATTATTTCGAGTTGAAGCAAGAATCTTATCTGCTTTGTGCTCTGACAAGAAATCAATGTCTCGACCAGCTTTTTTAATTGCACGAGAAAAAGCACCTCTAGCAATCTTTTCTTTGAATCTTTTTGTAACACCTAGAATTTCACTTAATTGCTCAGTTTTATTTACATAACCAGACACTTTTAAAGAACCATCTTGGTTACCAGTTAACTGAGCTGAATTGACTCGTAATTCCATTTCCATTGGCTATCAACTTCCTTCCTAATTTTCTTTGAAATACTCATTGGAGCATTTCTCAAGAATTTCTTTTGTCACATAATTTCCATTACAAGTCCGATCTTCAATTGTTAATAGAACCTCGCCATTGGAATCTATCAAATTGTAAATTCTTTCATTTTGAACCCATCTGACTTTCATGTATCTCGTCCTTTCAAAGTTGCTTTCAAAGCAAAACTAAAAAATTGCAAAATAAAAAATAGGCCGTATCAAAAGATACGACCTTGTCTCATTCAAAAAAGAATGAGCTTCTTAACCATGAAATTCGGAAGAATGGACATAGACTTCCGAACAAATTTAAAATAGAAAAGACGACCAAGATTGGCCGTCTATCAGTGGAGCGATACAGTTGAACAGGCTGTATCATAAAAAATGATTGGAACTTCGTGTTTTATCAACTATTTAGAGGAGGTTGTTGGTTGGAAAGACCAACAACAAATATATTTTAATTTAAGTATTTTTGATAAGAGGGTCGAGAACTAGTTATTAACTGAATCGTAGAATAACTAAGAAACAGTAGATACCAGTTCTCTTGCTTTAATAAAAAGAAAAGCTAAAAGGGAAATTGATCAATGTAGACCAAATCAAAGACGAAGCGAGAGGGAAGTGTTTCCGCACCACCTCTCTATAATAATTATATACAACTCGCAGAAAATAGTCGGTTTTGTTCTCAAAAAATTGCTTATTAAGCAAATCTTTAACTTACTAATCCTTGTTGAGATTTTACTATTCTACTATAGAACTTTTTCATTTCAGTAAGAACCAAAAGGTATTCTTTCTTAATTTCATCTGATTCATCATCAAACATAGCTTTCAGATACTTAGTTTCTTCAACTACTAATCCTTGTTCGAAAACACGATCTTTCAATTTCATATGATCACTCGAACATTTTTCAGCTAAACTCCATACTACGTCTTGTTGTATCTTTATTTGTTCTTGTAAAGTTGGTTTAATGTGTGCCATGATTTTTCCTCCATTCGTTTTCGTCCCAGTCAGGGAATAGTTCTTTTCTGAACTTGATTTTCCATCTCAATTTTTGAGACTCTTTCATTTTCTTCTTATGTTTTTCAGATTTTGGTATTCCTTTATTTCTTGATATACCTTTATTAGCTCTAGAAATTTTCTTTCCATCTTTCAGTCCGTTAGCAAAAGCATGCAAGTTATTTCTTGAATATGTTACTATTTCTAAGTTGGAAACATGATTATTTAGCTTGTTCCCATCTTTGTGATTGACTGTGTAACCTTTTGGAATTGTACCTAAGAAAGCTTGTGCAACAAATCTATGAACTAAACCATTTAAAGTCTGAACATAACCACAGTTATTTATTGAAGTCGTAGCAACTTTTGGTTTTCCAGTATTTTGATAGTTCATATTGATCACGTCACCATAATCACTAACTTTTATTTTTCTTCCATAGTGTTCGATTATCTTCCATCGTTTCAAGATTAGCTCCTCCTTATAGTACATTTATATCAAACTGTTTTAAGACGTAAACGAGATTTGTAAACTTTTTTTAAAAAAGATAAAAAATAAGACAGCTTTCGCTGCCTTACTATGAAATGATATAGTATGTCGTTTTTACGTAATTTTCAGTTTTACGTTTCGTTTTGACAGCATAGTCATTATTCGAAAGAATCTCACGGAATTTATTGACCGTAGCGTATTGATTTTTCTTATTCTTAAGATTGAGCCCAATGATAATCTTTTCTACTTGCTCTTTAGTCAGTTCGACATTCAGATATTTTTCGTTCAGTTCAATTTTAATTTCTGGAAGTTTTTGATCTTTGGTTCGAACAACTAGTAAATCAATATCATGTCTTATACGACCACGAACTTGAATCTGCTGAGTAAGATTAGTAGTATTTACAATTGCTAGATTCATGTTTTTATCAGTAATGTTTATTCCAGTCTCAAGAGCTCGATTAATAATCAAAACGTTATAAGGATCAGGAAGAGTTCCATTTTTAAGTAAGTAATCTCTTACTTTCAACTGTTCCAAATCCATTTCCATTACTTGATTATTTCTGCTCCAGATACAGACAGGATTCAATCCTCTACTTCTACACATTTCCTCAAGTCTTTTCATTGATTGAATTTCTCTAGTAAAGATTAAACATTTCATGTTCGCATATTCGAATGATTGCTTATATTCGTCAAGCTGAAATTGGACTTGAGATAGATGATTAATATACGATTCTCGTCTGTTTATATATCGTCTAATCTCTTTGTTCTTAGAAAAGTCGATGATATTTAGTATTTGAGCCAGTTCAGAATGTTCTTTCTTTAGATGATCTTCTAAATAGTGTGGAGTTGCTGTAAAGTATACGATTTTTGTATCATTGTATTTCTTAAATAGTTCTTTGATTGCATGAGATAAATCGGTGTCGTCATTGAACGTTTGATAGTCAACTAGATTATGAATTTCATCACAAATGATCATATCGAACTCTTTAACGAAATTATTATGATATCGTACTTGATTTCCGAATTCTTTATAACACATGACTTTAACTGAGTAATCATCGAATCCAGTAATCACTTTTCTATTGCTAAAAGTTCGTTCATTCTCTTCAATGACAGTCTTAAGATTTTCATTATCACAAAGGTATAAGTAACGACCATCTTTAATAAGATCATTAAAAATAAAATGAGTCTTTCCTGAGCCAGTTGGTGAAATAACAAGAGTATTATCTTCTAGAGCTTGTTCGTTCAAGAAATATGATAAATATTGTTTTTCATTCATTTAGTTCTCTCCAATCGAATAATATAAATTACTTTATATTTATATCGTGTTGGACAAAAACGTAAATGAGAATGAAAAATAGTTTTAAACAGTGTCCTTAAAGACAATAATTGGACCTTGTCATATGTATAAGGTCTTATTTGAGTCCACGAACATTATAGAGCTGTAGATGATACAAGACATAAACCAGACCGTGTCATATGTATAAGGTCCAAGTATTGTCTTTGAGATCTTAAATGCGTGCAAGCATAGCTTGCCGCATGGTCAAGAGCGAGCTCTTGAACCATAATATAAAATGAGAAATTTATTACATTATGTTAAAATAGCCATAAGCAAAAGGAGTTGATTAGTATGCCAGTTGGTTATCCTATGAAAGTAGTTTGTTATAAAAAGCAAGAAGATGGTTCAGAAATCGAAATTGGTCGATTTGCTACTCTTAGAGATGCTTGTAAATGGGCTAACGAAAATAGCATCATGGGCACTGGTTGGGTTCGTAGAACAATTGAAATAAATGATTATCCAAGTTTACATTTTGTCAATTGGAGACGTTATCCTAATGCCGATAAGTATCGTTTTGTTGAAGATTCTTCTGTTTAAGAATTATTCATCATCATATTCTAACTCTGATATCTTGATATTGGACTTATTATAATACAAGTCGTACATCAGGCTAAGTAACTTCCATCTTTCTTCATTCTCAAGATTCTTAATGATTGATATTACTTGTTCTGCTGTCATATTCATTCCTCCTAAAATGGTAGTTCATCATACTCGTTAATAATTGCTTCTTAACCTTCTGGGGGTGCAGATAGCCAGTCATAGAGTGGTATTTTAGAGCCCTTAGTACGTTCTCTGAACCTTTCAAAAGGATCGACCTTTCCATGTTTCACATTGTGCTTGTATAGAGTATTTTCGAGAGCGTTTCTAAAATATCCTCCAAAGTTCTTTATATTTGGATTTTGTTGAATTTCAGACAGAACTAATAAGCAGACTTTTTTGCTAAGTCCTTTATGCATGTATTCTAATATTAGTTTATCAATAATTTCTTGATTCTTGTTAACAAGATTAATTTTTAAAGTATTTTTTAAAGGTTTATTTATTGTTTTGTTTAAAGCTATATTATGTTGCTCTAGTGCGTGCTCTTCTAGGTGTTCATGACGGTGCTCATACGGTTGTTCTTCTGTTTTGGGAGCCTCTACCTCAACAATATATATATTCGCAGACTGCTGATTATTTTTTCGTTTAGCACCATTTATAGACAATACTCCGATTTTCGAAAGAAGACAAAAGAATCTCCTAACTGAAGAAAGACTTACTTCCATCTTAAATCTTTCCTCGAACATTTTTATGAAGTTCTGGTGTGTCACTGAAAAAACTCCATTAGCTTTTACTGCTAAATCTGAAATTAGGTATGTCATTCTAATTTGAAGGTCTGTAAGCTCCCATCTGTCTTTCACTGCTTGTACGAAATAATCTTTGTCATATGTAACTTTGCTATACTTTACTAGCTCTTCTGGCTTACCGTTTATTAAAACTCGCATTGTACTTCCTCCTTGAAATACAAGGAAAAGTATCTTATAATGAATATAAGAAAAAATTCCTTGTGAATTTTGGGAAACCTTGTTCTAGAGTGCCAGCTCTATAATGAACAGGGTTTTTATTTATGATTTTATTTTATCACACTAAAGCGCTAAAGTACATATTAGTAGACAAAATTTGTCAGATTTTCAATCTATTTATCGAACTATATTTCTTCGCTTTTTCCTCTAAATCATCACCCCATAAGTTTACATACCTACGAGTGACAGTTATATCCGAATGTCCTAAAAGTTTTGCCAAAGTAAATGCATCCATTCCATTTATTATCGAGTTCTTAGCAAAAGTATGACGAAGAATATGTGGGCTGAATTGCTTTGTAAGTTTACATTGTTCTTTGTACTTCTCAAATCTATTTTGGATTCCTCTAGGTTTCAAGGGTCCGTTATCGATATTTACGAACAAAATATTTGTATCTAGTTTCCCTCGAATCATCAAATATCTCTGAAGTAGCTCTTGAGTTCTTTTGCTTAAGTAAGCTGTCCTTTCCAGTAAATTTTTTGTCTTTTTTATAATAATCTTATTACCTCGTATATCATCAACTTCAATGCCAGTAAGTTCTGAAAGACGAATTCCTGTATCTATCATTAGAATAAAAATTGCCAGATCACGTACTCCTATAAAGCTATTTTGATTTTTAATAGTTTTGGCAACCTTTTCAATTTCTGTATCATCTAGTGTTTCAATTAGTCGTTGACGAGATCTTAATTGTTTAATATTTGTCATTGGATTTTTACTGATTAATTTGTTCTTGTGTAGAAAGTTAAAGAAAGACTTTAAAGCACGAATTCTTGTGTTGATACTTACAGTTTTTATGTTTGCTTTCAAATGTAGGATTACGTCTTCTATATCTTTCTTAGTCAGTTGCGTCATTGGCTTGTTTATTCCAATTTTTTCTACTGACTTCATAAATGAGGATAGTTCATTTTTGTAGTATTTTATTGTAGCTGGTCTTAAATTTCTAATGTTGCAATCACGTTCAAATTTACTGAATGCTTCATCATCTGAAATATGAACTTTCAATAAGACCTCTTCTTCTGGGGTTAATGTTCTTGACCTTCTTTTTTTGGACTGCATACGATTCACCTCATACGATTTTATAGTTTTTTAGTCGTATGAAAAAAACAAAAAAACTCCAACAAAAGTTGAAGTTTAGTAGATACCTGAGACCGGGGTCGAACCGGTACGCCTTACGGCACAGCATTTTGAGTGCTGCGTGTCTGCCAATTCCACCACTCAGGCAATTTGATTTTAATTCGATGTACTGCAGAATTTTCAACGTACTCTTTTGAGTCGTGCGCGTCTGCCAATTCCGCCACACCGGCGTAGAAAGTTTTGGAGGCGGCAACCGGATTTGAACCGGTGATAAGGGTGTTGCAGACCCGTGCCTTACCACTTGGCTATGCCGC